CATTGGGACACGCCAAAGGGGCTTGATACTCCGCACGGCAAAAAAAAGCTTTTGTCTCGATGGGGTTTAACATGCAAAGCTTTTGGAATACATAAATTATATTGCGTTACAGGTGAAGATATTCAAATAAACGATGCCGAAGTTGAGTTTAAAGCGTTTAATAATATTCATAGAGCAATTCAGTTCGCCGGTGGCCACGTTGTAGTGATTGAGCAGGGCGGGGAATCGCTATATAAATTCAAACATCCTGAGAACGCCACTTATATTTTCGGTTCTGATTATAGTAATTTAGATTACTTTGCAAACAAAATTAGTATCCCTTCAAGATTACCTGTACACGCTGAAACAGCGGCAGGAATTGTATTGGCACATAGGTTTAAGCAATGGCATTAACCGTTACAAATGGTATGACGCTTTTATCGGAACATGATACTGATGTTTTTGATGAAGCAACAACTACAGCTTACACAGAGGGGCAAAGGTCTGGCGCTGGTTATGTAGGCTATGATGTTGATATAGAGACTTTATATAATTTTAATATTACTGATACGCCGCCAGCGGATATGTCCACCAAGCATATAGGTGTTTGGCTTCGCATTTCTAACGCGGGTGATGTTGATACTAAAGCATTGGGCGGTATGCAAATTGCAGTTAGGGATAGTTCAGGCAATGAGTCTTATTGGTATGTAGGTGGTTCAGATACTTATGCTGGGGGTTGGGTTTTCTTCGTTGCTTACTGTGGAAATACGCCAGATGCAAATAATGGAACAGCGGCGACTCTGACAGATATTGTTGACCTTGGTGTCGGCTTTAAAATGCTTGCAAAAAATTTAGATGATAACGCGCATATTGATGCCATGTACTATGGCGATCCAACGATTACCATTACAGGGACAACAACAACCGCAGGCAGTGGCTTTCAGGAAGTATTTGATTTAATTGATGCAGACGCTTCTGGATTAATTGATAAGCAAAATGGTGTTTTTATCGGTAAAGGTAGGCTTCAATTTAATGATAACGGCACGGATGCCTGCACGTTCTCTGATGAAGGTTCCACTTTCAGATGGGCTGATTTACCTGTATCAACCTCAGCTTACGGTTTATCGTTAGGCAGCTCAACAGGAATAACCGACATAACTCTGGGCTCTGTAGTGGGTACGGGAGATGCAAGGCAAGGCGTATCAGGCTTAAATATGGATGCGCTTGGCGAAAAATACAATATAGATTTATCCACCAATCTAGGTGGCAATGCCAGCAACAGCGTAAAATTTTACGGTTCCTCTTTTAAAGGGGCTGAGGCAGGCGTTTTATTTGACGATAACGGAAAAACGTCGGTTATCTCCGCAACATTTACTAATTGTAACGAAGTTGATAGTGGCGCAACAAATAACGGCGCTGAAATGCTTAATATCTTTATTATTGATCCCACTGGGAATGCAAATAATTACGGGTATAAATTCCCGCAAACGCCGTCCGGCGGCACATTAACGCATAATGGTAAAAAAATTAATTTCATAACGTCAGGAACCCCCACTACACAATATATGCTGAACTTCCCTTATACGGGGGATTATGATTTAACCTTGGAAGATTTTATCTTCTTCGGTGATTATTCAAGCGGCACTATTTGGCATGGTATTAACTCAGGCACAAATGCAGATGTCACTATTAATGCCACAGAAGGTACGAATACAGCTGCGGGAGAATACAGCAACACTAACAGTGGCACGATGACGGTTGTAGCTGGATCTGTATCAGTTAAAGTGACAACAAAAGAAGCAGATGGCACACCTATTCAATCCGCTATTGTGGTATTAAAAGCTTCGGATGGGACAGGAGATTTTCCTTTTGAGGATGTGGTTACAATCACAAGAGCAACCACTACAGCAACCGTAGCTCATACCGCTCATGGAATGGCAACAGGTGATAAAATTTTAATCCGTGATGCAGATCAGCAAGATTATAATATTATCGCGTCCATTACGGTCACGACTGCAAACGAATACACTTATGAGGTGGCAAATTCACCAACGACGCCAGCTACAGGCACAATTACCTGTACTTTTGTTGCTTTGGATGGAGTAACAGACGTTAATGGAGAATTAAGCGTTTCAAGAGTTTATGGTACGGCGCAACCCGTAACAGGCTATACACGTAAAAGCACTTCCGCCCCTTATTTTAAACAAGGCTCATTAAATGGCACAATCTCAACATCAGCCGGTTTTGATGCAGTTTCTGTTATGACGAGTGACGACTAATGAGTGAAGAAAAAGCATGGTCTGAAATAGCCACGAGAAATGCCCGCGCTGCGATTGATAAAGCAGAATCAACGCGCATTGAGGTTACGAAAAAAATAGATGATTTAGAGAAATTAATAAATACAATGAATGTAAAACTCAATCAGCTTGAGCAAAGATATACAACAATGTTAATTAAAAACTTTGATGGAGGAAGTACCGTTGACGATTAGCATAAATTGGAGTGTTTCCCCGTGGGTGATTACTGTACCTAAAGCTGACCTATCGTTAGATTCTGGCACTAAGTACAATTTAACTGTGGACGATTATTGGGGGTTATTAAGAGACTTTGCTGATTCGGCCGAAGCCATTCCCTATCCATTCCTGTTTACACGAATAGCCGCGACCGCATCAACCCCGTCCATTACTGACTTAGACTTGAACTTTTACCGCATACAATTTGAGGATGGACTTTATTCTGTGAACATCATCAATGGTAATACTAATATCCGTGATGCTGAGGTTAAAAACCAAGTTTCTGTCAATACCAATAATACAACAGGGTTTATTGACCAATCTATATTAGTGTTTTCGACTTTTAACAGCGGTATTTATTGGGATGCGGTAAGCGGTAAAACAAGCATCACCGATTCAAACACAGATGGAAACGAAGCTAATCCATTAAAGAACTTAGCAGACGTACAAACACAAGCTGTTGCTAAAGGATTTAAAACCATATATGTCGTTGATGACGTGACTTTAGGCGCAACAGATAATGTAAATACTTACACCCTAATAGGGATTAACTCTTTACAGACAAAACTAACTTCTGTATCGGGAGCAACTACAGGCGATACAGAATTTAAAGATTTAGAGCTTGTGGATGATCTAAGTGGTGCGCTTTATATTCAAGACTGTCATCTTAATGGTGTTACAGGAATAGGTTGTACTACAGCAGAATCAGCTATTAAAAACTGTATTTTAGATGAGGGGATTATTCAAATAAGGGGGGATAACACTAGAAAAATACATATATTAAATTGTGCAAGCTCTGGAGCAGGCGTTATATTAGATATAAATGGGTCAACAGGAAATATTCATATACATCATTATCTTGGGTTATTAAAGATCACCAATATGACAAACTCTAATTTAATCAACTTCGATTCGCCAGGCGGAGAATTAACAATAGATTCAACTTGCACAGCAGGGACAGTAAATATAAAAGGCACAACAACACCTGTTGATAACTCAGGTGCAGGATGCACGGTAAACGACAAGACAACGCCTACTGAGGTATGGAATCACGTTGATGGCGCGCTTCTGGTTGGAATTATTAAAAATCTTAAAGAACTCAAGAAAATCGCGTCAAGTTGGTACCTTATTGTTTATGGCGTAGGTGAGGTTTCCGGTGGCTCTGAGATATTACGCAAGAAACTCACTGATTCAACAGGCGCCGATATTACTGATTTAGCAGCTGGGACTTTAGCTGTAGAACTTGAGAATACAGTTTAATGTTTAATTTACTTCCTGGCAGCGGTTTAGGTTTTGCAGGCAGCAAGCAAATAGCACTTGGTTTGGGCGCTGTTACGGGTGAGATTGTTATACCGCCTGTTGTGGAACCAAAGCCAGAGATCCCTAGCACTGGCGGTGGCGGTCGATATGATCCAGGTTATGTTCGCCAGCGAGAAGATGCGTTGCTTGAAACTCGCCGTAGAAGGATTTTGGCTGAAGACGAAGAAATTAGTGCTATGATTATGGCTATGATAACTAAGAGCTTAATATAGTGAACCAAGAAGAATTAAAAGAGCTGCTACATTATAATCCAGGTACCGGCATTTTTACGTGGCTGGTTAATAGAACCGGCGGCGTAAAGGCGGGCGACGTTCCGTGCTACAAGAGTGACGGCTATATTCAAATTAGCGTTAACAATAAAGACTATAAAGCTCACCGTTTAGCTTTCTTTTACATGACAGGCGACTGGCCAAAAGAACAGATAGATCATAAAAATCACGTCCGTGACGACAATAGGTGGGTTAATTTGCGCGAAGCAACTCACCAAGAAAATCAAAAAAACAGAACTATAAGCAAAAACAATACGTCTGGGGTAATGGGCGTTTGCTGGAATAAAAAAAGAAAAAAATGGGAATCTAACATTTGGATTAATGGAAAACAAAAGCATCTTGGTCGATTTAATGATAAGTTTGAAGCTGCTTGCTCTCGTAAATCAGCAGAAAATAAACACAGCTTCCACCCAAATCACGGCAGAATTTAGATGAGTTTAAAAAATTGCATAGAAATAACGGCTAATCTTGATGATGCAGATGTAGAGTCGGTGCTGGAATCCTTTGATTCATATAAAGATTCAATGAGTCAGGACGAAGCGGCGAGATTAGCAATTGATGATGTGCTTGCTTCGGTTGAACAAGAACGTAAAGAATATCTCCAATTGTTTAACGAAACATTTCCTACTGTATTAAAAGAAGCTGGCCAACAGCCTGATTTAACCCCTATTCCAAAACCTAAACCAATCCCCGCAGAAAAAACAGAAGAAGTTTTAGCCGAAAAAGCAGGTAAGCAATTAGAGTCACGATTAAAATCTAAATACAAACTAGAGAAAATTAGTATTTCAGAAAGAAAAGATTCTGTAATTTTAAACATGGTTAATGTTTCTGAGGCAGAAAGAAAGAAAGGTGTTGGAACAATCGTAATGCAAGAGATTGTTGACTATTCAAATTCTAAAGGCAAACGTATTGAATTAACCCCAGACTTAATTGAGGGCACAACATCAAAACAAAGGCTTGTTAAGTTTTACAAAAGATTTGGTTTTGTTGAAAACAAAGGAAAAAACAAAAACTTTGAAGTAAGTGAAAGCATGTATCGCGAACCAACTAAAGTGGTAGCTCAAAAACCAAAATCAACCGCTGAGGATATAGCGAAAAAAAGTGCTGATGCGCGTAAAGATTTTTACAGTAAACGTCCAGCTAATATCGGCATGGATGGAAAACTACTTGAGACAGGTGACTTTGTTCAACGTGACGATCCTATCTCGAAAAAACCAAAGAAAAGTGTATCGGTAGAATCACTAACTAAACTGGTTAAAAATATTCAAACTAACAATCAAGGTACAAGAGCGATCACTTTCCATATTCGCAGCACTCAAGAAGAAGCGTTTGGTATTAATTCAGTTACAGAAAACGGGATTATTAGAGGCGGCTTCTATTCTGGCACCAATGAGATTGTGCTGATCGCTGAAAACATCACCGACATTAACGATGCAATGGCCGTAATTCGCCATGAGGTTGTTGGACACTACGGCTTACGCCAGCTTTTAAATGAGGACGGATCATTTGATAAGCTGCTTGATCGCGTGTATGAGGCACGTTCTGGTGAGCTTAAAGCGCAATATGACTGGGTTGCTAAAGCATACCCTGAACTGGTTAAGCAAAACGACGTGCGGAAAATAGCTGACGAGATGCTGGCTCATGCTGCAGAAACCAAAACAGAATCTAATTTACTCACTAAAATCTATGACGCAATTATCAAGTTGCTTAATAAGCTCGGGTTAATGCTGGATACGATTAGCCATAAAGAAGTAAATGCATTGATCCGGTTAAGTGAAGCAAATTTACGTAAAGAGATTCGACCCCAAGTTTACCAACAGACAGAAGTATCTTATCGTGCAGATTATATTGCCCCTGATACCGCAGCAATGGAAGGGCAGCCGTTGTTTGCGAAGCAATTAGATCTTTTATCACCAAAAGGTGTGCCGGCTGAAACAGTAAGAACTCAAACAACAGATAACTTTAATATTAAATACAAGCAAGTTGAAGTTGGAACGCTCAACACCGGGCTTGATACCGTAAGTAGCGCCGAAGAAGCTGCGCACGTGCTCGCACCTATCCGTAAACACGCCCAAGAAACCATGATGGCCCTTGTTCTTGATAAGAACAATAAAGTGCTTCACGTTATTCGTCACACTAAAGGTGTAAAAGATGGTGCTAACGTAAGTCCAGTGGAACTTGGTGCAGCAATTGGCGCGACCGATAAAGCGGCAAGCGTTTGGTTTGCACATAATCACCCTACCGGCATCTCAACACCATCTTCTGCAGATATACAAATCACAAAAAGATTGTACGATGCACTTGATGGATCCGGTGTTAGCGTAAAAGGCCACGTTATTCTTGGTAAAGGAAAACGAGCGCACGCCCTCGATAGGAGTGGCGAAGAGCTTGGATCGATAGAAGTTAAGCCAATGCCTAGAAAAAGAACGGTGCCGGTGACTGAAAGAATGATCCGCAAGCGTAAAATGGAGCGCGCATATCAAATTAGCGATAGCTCATCAGCAAAAGAATTTATAAGAAACGAAGCCACGAAAAATGGCGTCCTTCTTTTGGATAATAAACATGCCGTAATTGGCATATTAACAATGTCACAAGAAGAGATGATAAGCCTGCGTGCAACCAAGCAGGTTCCGAGAATACTTAAAGCGCTCGATCAAACAAACGCGGCGGCAGTAATTGTTGTGTCAGATAGTGTCGATGCTGCGGATAACCTGAATACATATTTCCAAAAATTAGAAGGGCTTCGTTTATTGGATTCTTTTATTCGGGAAGGCGTAAGCATCTATAGCCAGGTTGAAGCGGGCGAAGATCTTGGGTCACGGGGAAATGTGTTTTTCTCTAAATCTCAGCCAGCGCATGACGTTAATGATCCCAATGTTGTGTTTAGCCGTGCAGCTGATGATGCAGCCAATTCACCTGTTGGACAATCACTAGGTATGCCCGAAGAAGGTAGAAAAGATTTATTTGTTAGGCTGGCTCAGGACTCGTTCAACCGCGTTAAAAAAATGCAGGAAACAATTATCGCTAAGGGTGGAAAAATTGAACTTAAGGCAGACGTTTACCTCGCAGAGGAGCGCTCAAGCAGTAAAATATCTTATGGGTTAAAAGAGTTTGACAAGAAATATCAGAAGCCATTTATAAAAATACTGGACAAAAAAGATTTAACCATTGAAGAAGTTGATCTCTATCTAATAGCTAAGCATGCGCAAGAACGAAACGAGTACATCGCCGGCATTAATGATGAGATGCAGGATGGCGGCTCTGGTATGACAACGCAGCAAGCTAATGAAATCTTGCTTGAAATGGAAAGCAAAAAAACAGATTTAGAGGCTGCGGCTAAAATTGTTTACGAAGCGAACAATCAAACATTGGATTTGCTTGTCAAAGAAGGCCACATGAAACAGGATGTTGTTGATGAGCTACGGGAACGCTGGGACTATTATGTACCGTTAAAAGGTAAGGACGGTGAAGATTATAGAATGGGCACTGGCGTTGGTTATAATATAACTGGATCGCAATTCAAACACCCTATGGGTCGAGGTGAAGGTAATTTACCAGAAAGCCCAACGGCGCACAGCTTCGCTCAATCAGAAACAGCGATTGTTCGCACAGGAAAAGCAAAAGTCGGCCAAGCATTAGTTGAATTAGTGCGTGCTAACCCTGATCCAGAATTTTGGAGTATAGGACAAAGAACATATAAACAGTTTGAGGATTTATACGGTACACCATTTGAAGGTTATGAAATTGCACCTCCAGAGATGGTCAATAATATTGACTACAAAAAGGTAATGGGTATTACGATTGAGGAGCGCATTAAGGCAAAAGCCGAAGGAAGGAAAAAAAAAAAAAAAACCGTTTATAAGTTAGATAGAAACTACAAGCATCGGCCTGACGTGTTTGGCGTGATGGTGGAAGGCGAAGAGATCCTTATTAAGATTGAAGATCGAATAGTAATGGAGCAGCTTCTAAAAGCAAATACTACTCAGCTCAATGCAATCATAAGGGGGTTCGGCCAAGTCAATCGATACCTAGCTATGGTTTACACTGGATTGTATCCAGAATTTGTTCTTGGCAACTTCCAGCGCGACATTCAAACGGCAGGGATTCATCTTGCTGGTGAGCATTCAGCAAAATTAATGTACAAAGCAATAAAAGAAGTGCCGTCAGCTATGCGTGGTATTTGGCAGGGCGTGTTTGACACTAAAGGTCAATCAGAGATGAGAGACTTGTGGGATGAAATGCAAAAAGAAGGTGGCGCAATAGGTTTCTTTGGGCTGGAGGATATTGATACAAAGGTCAGGCACTTACATAACAAACTTAAACGAAAGCGTGGGGTATGGGGCGCAACAAAAAGAGGGGTTATCGTTGTTCGCGACTTAACGCTTGATGCTAACTTGGCGGTTGAGAACGGAGTTAGATTGGCCGCCTATAAAGTAATTAAAGAAGAACTTATGGCTAACGGTGCGCCAAAAGCGGAGGCAATAGCGAAAGCCGGATCTGTTGCTAAAAACCTTACGGTTAACTTCAATAGAAAAGGTGAGTGGGCACCAGTATTTAATAGTTTATGGTTATTCTCAAGCGTAACGATACAAGGTTCTGCTCGCATAATAAGCTCGATATCTAAGCACAAAGGAACGCGCCGGATTGTTGCTGGCATAGCTACCTTTGGATTCCTTAATGCGCTGTACAATAGCGGTGCAGGCGATGATGATGATGGAATACCGTACTGGGAAAAAGTCAGCGACTACGAAAAACAAACTAATATTATTTTCATGCATCCTGATGGGGATTATGAAGTTGGTATAGGCGGTGGCGGGAAATACTTTAAATATCGAATGCCTTATGGTTATAACGTATTTCACTATACTGGGTTAGCAACACACGACGCGATGTTTAATCCTCGGGCAACATCATCTAAAACGGCGATGAATATGCTAACTGCGGTATTAAATGGCTACAACCCAATTCAAGGGGCAGATTTACTTGATTCGTTAACGCCAACCATTGTGAAACCATACGAGCAAGATGCGCGCAATATTAATTTCATGGGTGGAAATGTAAGGCCGGAGTATATATTCGATCAATATGATCGCCCAAGCTCACAAAAGTTTTTTGGCTCAACCAATGAATTATTTAAAGATACATTTATTAGTTTAAATGAATTAACGGGAGGAGATGAAACGCATCCAGGTTGGTGGGACTGGTCGCCGGAAACTGTTAAACATTATACTAGATGGCTCACTGGCGGCGCTGGCATGTTTGCAACAAGAGTAACTAGTTTAGGGGTTAAGCTTGCAACTGATGAAGAAATAGAAACAAGAGATATTCCCTTTATCCGGTCTATGGTTGGACAGCCTGGATCGCGTTTTGATTCAGAGCGGTATTATGAAGCGCTTAAGCAGGTGGCTGCAGTAAAAGCTCAACTAAAAATACACAAAGGCACTGATAAATGGTCTGAGTACAGGGAAGAAAACTATCAGGTCTATAGTCTTTCTTTTAAAGCGTTGACGGTGAAAAACGAAATTCGTCAGAAGATGATGAGTTTTTCTATGAAGTACGATGATGCAATTGAGGCCCAGTAATGACTAAAAAAATAAAAGACAGAGCAAGCATTGAGTGGATTGCAGTAAAAGAACATTGCGAAAAAAGACTGGAAGAACTGCGCATTGAGAACGATAATGATCTTAATGCTGCGGACACCGCCACACTACGCGGAAAAATTGAGTTTGCAAAAGAAATTTTAGATATGGAAAAAAGCGAGCAAAAATTGGAAGTATCTGATACAACTTATATTGAATAACTAACGTCGTGAGACAGTGAGGCACTTATTATGATTGGCATAGGACAATTTGAAAAACGTACCCCTATGGGGTTTGAACAATTAACTGGACTCAGCTCAGCCAAAGGGCTGACTGTTCCCGCTGGCGCACGGCTTGCAGTTATTAATTGCGCTACTCAGGCTGTCACATGGCGTGATGACGGCACTGCCCCCACGGCTGGTATTGGAATGTACCTGCCGGTCAATGAGCCGTTTGTTTATTCTGGCAACCTCAATAAACTACAGTTCATTGAAGTCACCGCGTCTGCTGTAGTAAATATTAGCTACTACAGTTAAACCATGTTTATTCTAAGCCAAAGATCATTAGAAAGACGCGAAGGCGTTGATTCAGATTTAATTGCGGTCAACGATCTAGCGTTAGAAATATCTGTTATCGATTTCGGTATTCCAGAACACGGTGGCTCAAGAACAGCAGAAACACAAAACGGGTTATACCTCGACGGCTTTTCTAAAGCTGATGGCTATATCGACCTAAGCAATCACCAACCAGCAGACGACGGCTTTTCTAAAGCGTTGGATTTTTATGCTTTTGTGAATGGCGCTGCAAGCTGGAAATCACATCATTTGGCTATGGTAGCGGCAGCACATTTGCAGGCGGCCAGCATATTAAAAGTGAGCGTTAAATGGGGTGGATTCTGGCAACGTAAAATACCGAAATACAAGAACGGCATTCCCTATGGTTGGGATATGGCCCATATTGAGCTACTCTAAAATGAAAGATATTATAGAATATTTAGCGTCTGGAATCATTGATTTAGGTGTTTGGATTATAGTTGGGTTGTTGGGTTTAGTGGGGCTTTTTGGGAAAAGGCAAATGAAAAAGTGGGATGAACTAGCTGAATCTCATGTACCAGTCTCAGAAATTAACCGCAGATTCAATATTGTTTATGCAGATATGCATAAGTGCCAGGAAGATCTCAAAAATCAACAAGATAAAATTTTAGAAAAGGTTGATAAAGTTCATTCGAGAATCGATGAGGTGTATATTCTTATGGTGAAAGGTAAAAAATAATGGAAAAGCTCGCTAAATTTTTTAGCAACGTAAAGTCAATATGGGCAGGCATACTTTTGTTCTTCACTACTGCTATTTTTGCCGGAAACTTACAGTGGGTTCAAAAAACAGAATATAAGCAAGATCAGGAGATTATGGTTGTCCGGCAAATAAATAGAGAGATATCCGAGCTAGAAATTAAACTTTTATATGTTCACGATAAGCAGCAAACGGCCATGATAAAAGCCATCATTATTAATAAGAAAACACAAATAAAGAATATAAGGGAGAGATAACATGGGCTGGAAAGATATAGTTGCATCAATTGCACCGGTACTGGGTACCGCGTTGGGTGGGCCGTTCGGCGGAATGGCAGCAAAATTCCTGAGCGGTAAATTAACTGGCGATGAAGAAGCTGGCGAAGACGTGATTGAGGAAATGGTAAATAACGCAAATCCCGATTTACTATTCAAAATAAAAGAGCTCGATGCTGAATTTAAGACTGAAATGAAACGTATTGGGTTGGAAGAAAAACAGTTAGTCGTTGAAGACCGGAAAGATGCCAGGAAGTTATTCAGCGTTGATAAGCGGCCACAAATCATATTGTCCGGCGTATTTATCGGCGGTTACTTTGTGTTGGTTTACGCTTTAATCACTGGGAAATTTGTTGTTGACCACTCGCAGACGGTATTAGTATCAACATTAATTGGCGTTCTGACGGCTGGCGTGGCAAATATTTTACAATTTTGGTTTGGCAGCTCGTCTGGATCTAAAGATAAAACTAAGACTGGTTAGCACGCATTGCGCAGCTCGCGCTCAAGGTAATCATAAGCCTGTTTTTTGTTCTCGTTAAATTTATTGACGGGAATAGTAATGACTTTAGGCGCCTGCTCAATTTCCATATCGCATAAAAGGTGGGCGTAATCACGCTCACCCTTTTGGATGGCCATTGCTACTTCTGGTGTTATGTGAATAAAGCGTTCCATAATTCATCATTTTTTGTTAGTAAGTAATCACATTCTAGCTGTTTTTGTTCTTTTTTCAATTTTTCGCGGCGTTTTTCCCAATATCCGTCTTTTTGCCAGCTTGCGCGGCCTTTTTCTATCATATCTGTGGCGTTATCTTGATAAGTACCAAGAAAAAGATGCGAAGGATTTACGCATTTCCGGTTGTCACACTTATGGCAAACGATCAAACCTTTTGGAATGTGAGATACATATAGCTCGTATGACACCCTATGGGCACCCCTTGTTTTTCCTTCGTCCACAAAAAAACCGTAGCCATGACTGAATTTTCCGGCCGTCCATTCCCAGCAGCCAGTTTTTTCATTTACCTTGTATTTGGATTCAAAACGAAGCCTATCTTTTCTAGTTTTCAAGTCATTCTCCAAAAAAAAGCCAAGAAAAGGGTATCTTGGCAGAGTAAGTACAACTAAACCCCTGCTTATGGGGGAGAAGTTAATCTAAATATTAGCATATTTTTTAATAGCTTGGATCGCATCGTCTGCACCGTAACACACGACACATTTATAGCCTTGCTTCTTCATAGCTTTATGAAACAACGCCTGATTAGCTGATACTTTGCTTGGGCCGTCCTGTTTTCTGCGTTTTAACTCGATATAAAGACCAGGGTACTCTTCCGTAACCATGGGTAGGCACATATCAGATACACCGGATTTGACGCCCTGAGCCTTTAATCTGGCAGCTTCCTTTGGACTTCGTTTGCCACCATTCGGGACAGCGTAGAGCCAGCGTAAAACCGGATAATAGGCAGCCCACTGGAACACCAGTGTTTGCTCATAGTCTTCTTGGTGTTTCACAAGCAGATACCAGCTCTTTTATGGATGTTTGCTGGTCAGCGCAGCTAATGCATCACCGAGAGCTCTTAAATAAAATTCAATACGTAACCCCTTTAAAATGAAATACGAGCCGTCAGGATTAATTCTACAAATTTCGACGCCTTCATGATAAAGCTTAAATTCCGACTTTTCATTTCCAGCGATGCTTTTATAGCAATTATGATCTATGTCGATATCTTTACCAACCGCTAAACCTTGACTATATTTAGAGTCTTTTAAATGTATACGGCTTAATTCGCTAATTGCTAGCGTAGTATCGCCAACAAATATTTCAGGTTTATGTAATCTCTGCTTTAATTTTTCAGGTGTTATTGTCATTGTTTTAACCTCATAACACTAAAACCCCATCTTCAATCATTATAATTTGCGTTCTAATAACCGCTTCCAAGTGAAGCCGATCCCGTGTTGCTCGATCTGTGTCGGTTTGAACATAACCACCATCAAGCCATTCATGGCATGCGTCACAGCAATAAGCAATGTGGATATTACTGTGCTTTCCGCCCATGCCCCAGCCGTTAATATGTGCCGGTACCGTTGTCTCGTTTTCAGGTGCTGGTTTGCAGACACCAGGAATGCGAACTTGGCAAGGTTTGCCTCTGGAGCTGTGAGTGTATTTATCTTGTTTACTCAACGTCCTTCACCTTTAAATATTCCATTATTTCTTTTGTGTCCAACTCAAATCTTAAATGAATTATTTTTAGCAGCTCATCTAAGGTTCTTATTATCTGTGTCTTATTGTCGCTAAACTGATTGTCAGGTAAAACCGATAAACTAAACTCTATACATGAGTCCAGTTTCTCCAAGGTTTTTTCGTGAAAAATGTTCTCACGCATCGCGTCACTTTTAGTTTTTAATAAAGCATCAATTTTATCTTTCATAATAAGCTCTTTTGCTTCATAACTATCTATCCCAGCCTCTAAATCGTCGCGCAACTTAAAAAGCAGACCATTTTCATTTTCTAGGGCTAGCTTTTCTAGCTTAAGGGAAGCAATTCCAATAATTTTTTTATCAAGAACTGGTCTAACATGCTTATATTCTTTTCTTTCAGCCTTTAGTTCTTTGATGAGCCTAGCGATCTTTTCTTTTTGAGTTTCGCGGTTGCTTTTTTCTTTAGTCATAATGATTTCCTTTTGTGTATTTATCTTGTTTAGCCATTATTTAAAACTAACCTTCCCGCCTTTCTTGCGACGATGTAGTTTTGTTTGGTAGAAATTCATAGTTGGTTTTAGGTTGTCAACCCCAATACCTTCACCCTTGCATGATTTGCACTCATCAACCCACGGAGGCATTTCAGCGTTGGTCGCAGCTATTGCTATTGCTATTATTTTCTTATCTATTTCATGCCGCCGCCTTCATTTAAGAAAAAGAGATAGCTTGAAGCACATCTTGCTCGGTTAATCCATTACCAAAACTATCTAAAAAAACATCAATAGCTGCACTAAATAATTCGCCAAACTCATCTTCCTCCATTGATTCAAAAGAAATTGATTTTGGTTTAAACATTGTGGTTCCGTTCGGTGCAATTATGGTGTCAAAAAAACCACACTTCATAGTTAGCCAATACCGGTATGCTTCAAGTTCTGTAAAGTGATCTTGCATTCCAAAAGTCTGAGTTATAAAGGCAAAGAAGCGCTTATGGTTTTCATAATTTCTCGCCATCTTAATTTCAGCGGAAATAACCTGCCCAACTTCACGGCGATCGATATATTTTTTTGTATCGTCATCGTGCGGTATTAATGATCCGTTAGGCAGGACTCTAAAAAACGCTCTCATTAAATATTGCCACCTATCGGGCCAGCATTTTTCTTTGCGCGAATCTCTTCACGATCAACAGCAATATTTTTTGGTGCTGTAATGCCGAATCTGGTTTGCCCGCCATCAACACCTAGGACGGTGACAATAATATCATCACCAATCAGTATTGATTCACCAACTTTACGTGTTAGCACTAACATCTGACTCTCCTTGTGTTTCGAGGTAAATGTCTCCAGCAATATGACCTACGGCAAGCAATGCTTTTTGAAGCACGCCCTTTAATTCTGCATCATTAATTGCTGGCTCTTTTAGTGCAAGCAGCGCGTCGGCATAACTACGAAGCTTTACGTCTTCAGGTAGGCGCTTATAAAGCTCAGCATCACGCTCTATCTTAGTTTCAGCATCAAGCCGTTCTTTTTCCTTGCGCTGTTTTTCTTCAAGTTCAGTTTGCGCTAGATTTTCCTTGCGTTGTTTTTCATCTGCGACTAGCTTATCAGTCTCATCTTTTAAACGTTGAGCCTCGACTTCATTGGCGAGCCTAATTTTTTCTAGCTCAGCTGCTTTTTCATCGATTTCCTTTTGGGCTTTTTCCGCCTTTTTGTCGATTTCTTTTTGAGCTGCTGCCAAAGCATCTTGGTTGACCTTAAGTTCTGCCCGCTGTTTTTCAAATATTTCACGTTCAGCAATTGCAGCATTGAGCTTAGCGATCCCAGCATCTTTATGGTGTTGCGCAGCCTCTGCGTATTCACCGTAAGAGTCGTCGATAATAGTATTGGACAATAATTCTAATACTTCTTTTAATGCCGCTACGCCTGCGCCAACCAAGTTAGATGTTGCAAGCTGAATCACTGAAACTTTAATTTCAATTTCTCGAATACGCTCAACTTCTTTAATGCGAGCTTCTTCAGCTTCCCTGGCTTCTTTTTCATCAAGATCTGTTTTGAGGTCTTTCCAAGGTTTTTCAAGTTCCACAACTATTGCGGTTAACCGCTTAGCTTCGCCGTCAACCAGTTTGCCCCAAGCCAAGCTTTCAGCTTTTAATTCTTTCCGAATTTTTTCTATATTAGTACGAACTTTTGTAATATCCATTACCTTGCTGTGTACGAGCTGATACCCGCTATCACCTTTAATTTTTGCTTCAGGTATTAATTTTGGATCGTAATCATCAGAAAGCTGGGCTAACTGCTTTTGTGTAAGGCTATATTTTACCGGAAGAAAATTTTCATCCGTAGGTTTTAATTCTTTTTGTTTTGTCATTAGTTCTTTTCTCCATGATTAGGGTGGAAATTAAGGTTTCTTTCTGCCGCTTTTCTCGCTGTTTTTGCTTTATCTAAAACATCAAAATATCCGAGATGAATTTTTCTGCCGTTATCTGTTATATACGCTTCCCATTTAGACTTTTCTTTCTTCCAGCTAACTCCAGTAACACCAGATTTATTTGTGGATCTAATCGGTGAGTTTTTATTGTTTTCTTGGTTGGAAGCCTCTCTTAAATTTTTAATTCGGTTGTCACTCCTAGAGTGGTTGATATGATCTATCTGTTCGGCAGGCCATTTTCCGTAATGCATCAACCAAGCAAGGCGATGTGCATAATAAGGCTTACTATTGATATAAATTATGATATATCTAAGCGCCTTATTAAGTCTGCCAGCCATATCTCCGGCTTTTATATTTTCACCTCGGTCGGCACGCCAGTATAAAAACCCTGTCTCGGGATTATACTTTAATACTTCTTTTGCTTCGTCTGCGGAAATCATCTTACTAGCTTCAATATGTTGTTACGTTCTGCAATGCATAGCATTAACTGTTTTTCTAAAACAGCAAAGTATTCTTTGTTCGGGTAATGCCGATGAATGATTGGCTCAGAGAAAGCCGGATTATATAAAACCAAATCAACCCATTTTCTTTCAGTGATAAACAGCTCACCCATAAGTTGTGGAATATATTTAGGTTCTGTTTTTTTGTTTTTCTTATAATAAATTAGCGCCTCCATAAAGGTTGTTGAAATTAAATTCTTGAATTCAGCTACACCGTCATCACCTATGAGTCCGTCAGTTGAGGTGCAGTACCTCATAAGATCATCAGTAACAAGACCAACCTCTTGCACTTTAACTTGGCGTAACATCTCGTACTCTGATCTTGATAACGGCTCAAGCTCTGTACCTCTATCCATGTATTTATTGCCGCCAAACCCATCATCTATGGGCTTGCCTAAGTACATTTCTGTTGCGAGCTGCAATGCGTATTTCGGGAGGCTGGTTGAAGGCTTGCCGGTGCCAGTAACTAAGCAACTAAATTTGCTACTTGACGGCTTACCGTTCTTAGCTCTCCAGTATTCTTCTGAATATTGCTTAAATTCGTGAATAATCAAAGTGTATGCCTCTTAATTGTTCGTCCAATATCCTCTGCAACAGCTTGTTGGTGGATTTCATGGCTTAATCTTTCTAAGGTCATGCCAGTAGTAAAAACCCACTCACCATTTCTGTGAACGAAGACGCGATTGTACTTACCAATCTTGTAAAATTGGCCACTAAAAAAACAATGGGCGCCCTCAGGATCATCCCTGTTCATTTTTGTTTTTTGCTTTAATGGTGGTTTCAATTTTCTTGATTGCACGATCAAAGAACGTAACTGGAATTGCTTCAACAGTTTGTATTCCTGGGATTAACCTGCCTATCCAACCCAAGAATATTTCTTTATCCAGTTTATTTTCATCGAGCATTGAATAAATTTTATTAGCTTGAGCTTCGCTGATTGGCAGAACCGGTGGTTCTCCGGCGCCGCGTCCGTCATCATCCATATCCATAGCGGCCATGCCGGTCGCAGCAAGTAACGTGTAGCGCTCCAAATAAGCGACGGTTGAAGCTAAAGATTGAATATTATTTTTACCGCCAGAAGCGTCGCGACTACTATTTAACTGCACGCTTTCACTGTGACCGCCTTCGTGCGTAATTACACACTTAACAAAAATCTGATCGCCTTCTGGTTGGCTTATTTCCCACTTGTGACTCAATCCATGCGGCGCAAGTTTTAATACAATTTGTTCATTTGAGTTACCGAGTGTAGCGTGATCGTAAGTGGTTATACCCTTGTCGGTTTCGTAAGTAACTGTTTTGTCTTTGTATATTTCAGGCGGATCGGCTTTAAATTTAGCCATTGCAAAATCATAAGATTTCTTAGCATTTGCAGCTTCAACCTTTTCGTTTAAAGCCCAAAGGCGCTCCATGGTTGCAACGTCGCTACCTTCTGCGATTGCCATTTGCATCATTACCATAGGGGTAATTTCTGTTGGTGTCTGCCTTATTTGGTTGGCTGGGTTAACATCTCGGATATGTATGTCTTGCATAGCGCTATCCTGCAATGTGTTTTCTGACTCGATTGCTGCTGCTGGTTTAGTTTTTTCGTTCATTAGGATACCTCCTGGTTATTATTCATCTCTTAAATATATTATATAGCTACTTATTACTTATTTCAACGTCTTTATAAGAACGCCCATAGAAACAACCCCCACAGCACAACAGCCAAAATAAATATTGATCGTAAATCCACTTACTCGTCCTTAGTGCTTAATTCGATACCAAGACTTTCAAGTATCTGCTTTAAAGCCTCGTCCGGCATTGGTAGCTGTTCTACGTTTTCGACACGCATAAACAGTATTGTTTCCACACTACCATCAAGATAACCGTTGAAAAGTTCTTGGGATCTGCGTTTTATTTTTTCATCTTCTAGGTTGTATATTTTTGCGGTCATGCTAATACCTCCCCAAGCCTCAATATATAAACTGGTTCGTTTTTAGGTGCACCCCATTCAACGATACCCAAGCCGGTTAATATCTCTTTAAGCTCAACAACCATCACAGGTGCATTTTTCTGGTAGCCGTTTCTAAAACGAATTGCGCAATAACTTTTATTAAGCCGTACATTCCAGTAAGGCTTGATCTCCCTGTACTCTTCTTTCTTTTGTCCAGACTTAATGAGATCGAACCATTTCTTTTTAAGAGTTAATTGCAATATTTTCATGGGTTGCTCAGTTTAAAAAATCATCAATCGCATATTTAGTTTGATCGCAAGTAGTTTCATTTCTAAGTTTAGTTAAAAAATTCTCAAAGTCTTCCAGCTTAACGAAAGCATCATCAAACATAACCGCCATCAATTTACCGCCATTAACTTTTGTGCTGGCGTTGATTGTGGGCGTTTTTAATTTATGGTTTACCACATACGTATAAATTGAATCCTTCATTTTGTTCTATACCCTTTCTGAGTGTGGATACGGGGATTCTTAAAAATTTCATTCATAAGCTTATAATCAACCTTTTTCCTAAATAATTGAGTCTTGCCTTTTTTCGGGTGCTTAATACAAGTAGCCACCGTCATCTTTGTAATATAAACATTTATCCTTGCTTGGTGGCCATCAATCATTTTTGTAAAGCTAAGCATTTCAATAATTGGTTGGTAGTCGAGAAGCTTCCAGCCGTGTTTTTTTGCAAAAGCTTTGACTGTTTTAATGGTCATAACTTATAACTTCCTTCGAGTGCCTGGCTATGCTCAAAACTTCTTTGGTTTGCTAGATCTTCTTTGGTTGATGGTTTGTCTGGTTTGAACCAAGTGAAGCCACACGCTAAGCACCTACACTCAAAACCGCCTTCAACTCTTTGGCCGCCTTGTCTTAAGTGCTTACAGTTATCCTGCGCTTCAAGATAAAGCTTTTGATCGTTAACCGTTAATCTTATGCCATCTGGGTATTCAACAATATAAACAGTTCCGCATGTTTTTTTGTTTCGCTCCAATGATTCTTCACAAGCTTTTTGCAATGTATCGGATTGCAATACTTCTCTTTCGTGGCTCGCAATAATAGCTAGAACTTTAAATTGTTGGTTCATCGCTTGATCGCCTCTTTCAGTAAACCGAGAAAGTTTTCGATGTGTTCAATATTATTAAACGATAAATTTAAAACTTTGGATTCAGCAATATCACCAGTAATTTTTATTTGCATTGCATCTGGTGAGTTTAGGTTTAACAATCGTTGAAGTTGATCGTTTATATATGTGTTGTTGTCCGTCATTACTTGCACCTCCTGGTTAAATGTGTGGGGTTAATGGAACGGCTACCCCATACCGGTTGGCTTCTCGACTCCATCTGTGAGCCAACAGACCTTTCTGTTTTGTCTTTCGACTGGCGCACCACCAACTTCGATTAAGATAATATAACTATAGTTTCCCTTTTGCAAGTTTTCAAGCTATAGTTCACGTAAACCAATTTGGAGAATTAGATATGAGCGTAAGATCTGGCTTAGATAAAGCATATAAGGAATTTGGTAAAGTAGAATTAGCTAATGAGTTGGGTATTAGCTACCAAGCTATGAATCGTTGGTACGACTACAACCAAATGCCTTGTACTGAATTTAATGGGGAAACAGATTATGCCAAGCAAATCCAGGCACTAACTAAAAATGAGGTTACTATTGAAGAGCTTTGTGGTTTTATTCCGCATCCTCAATCTGAAGGGTGGAATAAAAAATGAATATCCTATGTAAATTAGGATTTCATAAGCTCAGCTCACAAACCAGTTTTTTTCCTTCCATACACGCAAAAATAGTAACATCTTTTAATATTAAGATAGTTTGTGATCGGTGTGGAAAAGTGAAGGTAGATGAAACCCATATTTGGGATGGTAAAGATTTTATAAAAAAATAAGCAAAAAAATACCCACCTTTTTAAGGGTAGGTATTTGCAAAGACTAATTAGCATATCTCAGCAGCTTGGGTTAGTATTTGCGGTATTGGTAAGTTTAGCGGCTCCCAATAAAGTGATTATACATAACTACTTCATTTTATCAACGCCGCTGAACCTCTTTAAACAACAGAGGGTTTTATTATGCGTAAAGGTTATATATATGTTTTATCAAACCCATCTATGCCGGATCTGGTAAAAATAGGGTATTCAGTTCATGGTGGCAGAAAAAGAGCTAAAGAAATAAATCAAACCGGAGTTCCATCGCATTTTGTGCTTGAGTTTGAGATATTGACAGAACACTATAAGGACGTTGAAACAGTTGTTCACGAACATTTGGGTTATTGCCGTGAAAATGAGAATAGAGAGTTTTTCAGGGTTGATGTTGACTCTGCTATTTCTGAAATAATAAACGCAATATCTGAAACTCACATAATGAGTGACGCCAGATTAATTGCAGATGAAGTTACTATCCTGGATCTTTCGTCTCGATTATCTAGTCAGGGCATAAACGTACAACCAGCCACGATTGCTTCAGCGATTTATTATCTTGATAATGAGTCGATTATTAAGGCTATAAACGAAAAGGAAGAAGCTTGGAAGCGAGTACAAAAAAGCAGACTCAAGCTGGTGAGCGCAGGACTTAAAAATGGCTGAAGGATATATTGCGCTTCATAGAAAACTTCTTGAATGGGAGTGGTACGACGAACCTAATGTGTTTCGTCTTTATATGCATTGCCTATTAAGAGCAAGCCATAAACCAATAAAATACAGAGGGATCGAATTAGTGGCTGGTCAATTTACTACCAGTTTAGACGCTCTGCACAGTCAAACCGGTCTATCAATTCAACAAATTCGAACAGCTTTTAAAAAACTAAAATCAACAGGTGAAGTAACAAGCGCCGGTACATCGAAATGCACCGTAGTTACGGTAAATAACTGGGATAAATATCAGACAAGCAACAAGCGCAATAACAAACGAACAACAAGCAAGCAACAAACAAGTAACAAACATTCAACAACTATCAATAATGTAAATAATGTAAATAAT